GTTGGAAGAACTGGAGAGTGTCCGCGCTTCTCTGTCCGTGCAGAAGTGGAACGCGATGTACCAGCAGCAGCCCACTAACGATGAGGGTGCGATACTTAAACGCGAGTGGTGGCGGCTCTGGCCAAACGACACGCCACCCCAAGCCGAGTATGTGATCCAGAGTTACGACACGGCGTACTCCAAGAAGGAGACGGCGGACTTTTCTGTTATCACGACCTGGGGTGTGTTTCAGCCGAGCATGGATGACGGACCGAATATTATTTTGATGGGGGTCAAGAAGGGGCGGTGGGATTTCCCTGAACTCAAGCGCGTGGCGATGGAAGAGTACAAGTACTGGCAGCCGGACAATGTGCTGATTGAGGCCAAAGCGACGGGCACTACCTTGCAGCAGGAATTGAGAAGGGTCGGGATTCCTGTGACGATGTACTCGCCCGGCGGCAGGCGCACGGGTCAGGATAAGGTATCTAGGGCGAACTCCATTGCGCCGATATTTGAGTCGGGGATGGTGTGGGCGCCTGATACACAGTGGGCCGAGGAACTGATTGAGGAGTGCGCGGCATTTCCCAATGGCGACCATGACGACCAGGTGGACAGCACGATTCAGGCCATGATGCGGTTTCGGTCGGGGAATTTTATTTCTTTGGACTCGGACGAGGTTTGGGGTGATTCTGAGGAGAAGGGGGTTGTACATGAGTACTATTGAGGGATACAATCGGGCAATATAAATAGCGATTGTGTATACAATGTCGTATATGATGTCGTATCTAATTTTTGCGGGTCCGTGAACCATGAACAGTGAATCTAGGATGATGATGGAGGCACTTCAACGCTCCATGATGCAGGCCTCTGAGCAGCCCCGTGCGTACGCTGAGGGTGGCGCGGTATCGGCGCTTCCTAGTTTGAGGGAGCTTTCAAACCCAAATTTTAGTTTTACGGAGAGGGAATTTTCCAATCCGTTTGCGCCGATGACGCAGAACGTGCCGATGTCCGTGATCCAAGGACCAGCATATGGATCCATGGGCACGGACGTATATGACTGGAAGGCGCCCACGGCTCAAGCGGCGCCGCAGCCTTATTCCACGGTGAACATGGAAGCGGCGCAGGTGTACAACAGGCGCGTGCCCACGGCGGCTGCAACGGTGAACGTGCCCATGCCGGGTGTGGCCACGCCCCCACCTAACGTGCCGACTCCTGGGTATACGCCTACCATGCCGGGGGTGACAATTCCTGCGCCTGTTGACCAAACGCAACCGGAGATTCTTCCTCCTGGGTATGGTGCAGATGATATTTCTACGATAATGCCTGTTGAGAAACCCCCTTCAGCAGCGCCAGTTGATACTGGCTTTACTCCCGTCACGAACCCTCTAGGTCCAACCCCTGAGGAGGTGCGTCGCACTGAGGCAGCAAAGGAACTGGAAGCGCTCAAGGCGCGTGAAGCGCAAGAAAAGGCTGCACGAGACGCGGAGGCCAAACGTATTTCGGATCTCCAACTTGCGGAACGTCAACGTCAGGAGCAGTTAAATCTTATCTCGCTTGAAAATGCGCGGGTCAGGGATTTGCGTCTGGCAGAGGAAAAGCGCTTGGCGGATGAAAAGGCAGCTGCTGTTGCACCAGTTGTAGAAGAACCGCCAAAACCAAAAGAGCTTACACTGGACATGTACCGCGATCAGTTTGGTACGCCGTATGGCTCGCAATATTACTTTAATTTAAAAAATGCGCAGAGGCTGATTGGCGAGGGTCGTCGTGCAGATATTTCCGGTCCCCAGATGGAACAGGCAAGATTTCTTTCTGAACAGATGGACAAGGGTATTTTTTATCCTGAAAACTATGAGCCTGACAACAGCTGGTACGCAGGCGACAGCGGCGATTAACAAACAAGGTACTTAGACATGCCCATAGACAAGAGCGTCAACCCGGCACCTTTGACGGTAGAGATTGATCAATCTGATAGCGCACAACTACCTGATATTGAGATCATCCTAGAGGATGATGGCAGCGCCGTGATTGAGATCGGCGAAGACCAAGACGTTGAGTTTTACGGCAACTTAGCGGAAGTTGTGGAAGAGGGTGAGTTGGCTCACATCTCCATTGAGCTGATGGCCATGTTCGAGGCGGACAAATCTGGCCGCGGGGATTGGGAACAGATGTACTCCAAGGGCTTAGAGCTCTTGGGCTTAAAGATTGAAGAGCGCACCAAGCCGTTTCGTGGTGCGTCGGGCGCGGTCCATCCAATGTTGACCGAGGCGATTGTGCAGTTCCAGTCGCAGGCGATGAAGGAGTTGATGCCAGCGAGCGGTCCTGTTCGCACGCAGATCGTGGGCAAAGAGACTTTGGACAAGGCGCAACAGGCGGCGCGTGTTCAGGACTTCATGAACTACCAGATCACGACGGTCATGAAGGAGTACACCCCTGAGTTTGACCAGTTGCTGTTTTACTGCGGCTACGGTGGCTCGGCATTTAAGAAGGTTTACTTTGATGCGCAGCTAGACCGCATGGTCAGCAAGCTCTGTTTGGCCGATGACGTGTACATCCCGTATTGGGGATCGAGTGTCATGAGCGAATGCCCGCGGATCACGCACCGTATTGCGATGGACACCAACGAGTTTCGCAAGCGCGTGGTGGCCGGAGAGTATTTGGACACCAACATTCAGGACACGTTGAGTCCTGCCGATGCGAGTCAGATCCGTTATTCGATAGACAAGCAGACGGGTGTGGTGGAAACAGGGGAGCCGGAGGAGATTTTCCTCTTGGAATTCCAAGTTAACCTAGATATTCCTGGTTTTGAGGACATGTACGAGGACGGTGAGCCCACGGGCATCAAGTTGCCGTATGTTGTTACGGTAGACGAGGGCAGTGGCGCGGTACTCGGAATCCGTCGTAACTGGGCGGAAGAAGATGAGAAGCGCGCAAGACGTGAATACTTCGTGCATTACACGCTTGTCCAAGGATTGGGTGCTTATGGCTTGGGTTTTGTTCACCTGATTGGTGGCTTATCCAAGACGGCAACTGCTGCACTGCGTCAATTGCTGGATGCGGGCACGCTCTCGAACCTTCCTGCTGGCTTTAAAGCTAAAGGCGCGCGGATCGCGGACGATGATCAGCCGATTCAGCCCGGCGAATGGCGAGATATTGACGCCGGTGGCGCAGAACTGAGCCAGTCCCTCCTGCCTCTGCCGTACAAAGAGCCTTCGCAGACACTATTTCAGCTTTTAGGCTTCACGGTTGAAGCGGGCAAGCGTCTGGCAAGTGTTGCGGACATGCAAGTGGGCGATGCAAACCAGAATGCGCCGGTAGGAACCACGATAGCGCTCTTGGAACGCGGCTCAATGATCATGTCGGCCATCCACAAGCGCATGCATTATGCGCAGAAGATGGAATTTGAGATGCTTGCCCGTGGTTTTGGCGAGTATTTGCCTGATGAGTACCCGTATGACGTTCCTGGCGCATCACGGAGCATCAAAAAACGTGATTTTGACACCATGGTTGCGGTGTTGCCGGTGGCAGACCCCAACATTTTCTCAGGCGCGCAGCGTATTACGCTTGCCCAGACGCAATTGCAGTTGGCGCAAACAGCACCTCAGATGCATAACATGTACGAGGCGTATTACCGCGTGTATGCAGCGCTCAATGTACGGGATATTGACGGTATTTTGCGCCCGCAGAACACACAAATGCCCAAGGATCCTGCCACAGAGAATGCAGACGTCTTAGACGGCATGCAACTAAAGGCCTTTGCGGGTCAACAGCATGATGCGCACATCACGGCGCACCTGATTATGGGCATGTCCCCGATCTTGGGTTCCATTCCCGTGGCGGCAGCTACTTTGCAGAAGCACATTTTTGAACATGTGCGCATTAAGGCCGAAGAGGATACGGAAGCCGAGCTCTTCATGCAGTACGGAAGCGACCCTGACAAGATGGTTTCTGCTATTCAGCGCGAAGGCATGATTGCATTGAAGTGCGCACAGTACATGCAGCAGGTGCGGGATATGCAGAATCAGTTGTCAGGTGGCGGCGGACAGCCTGATCCTGTTATTGCGCTCAAAGAGAAAGAGCTTGAGCAAAATGCAGCCAAGGATCAAGCGGATTTAAAGATTGACCAAGAGCAGATTGCCGTGGACCGTGAGAAGTTGGCACAGTCGCAGCAACAAACACAAATGCGGGTGCAGACTCAGCAGAATATTGCTGATCAACGGGCACAGGTGGCGCGCGAACGCGCTCAAATCCTGCAACAAGGTATGGAGCGAAGAAATGCCTCTTAAAAAATTAACTTCTTCAAGCAAATCTGATAAGATTGCCAAGACAAAGAAAATGAAAACTGGTGGCGCAGTCAAAGGACGTATGGGTCCTGTCGCAACAGTTAAGAAACGCGATGGCAATACGCCTGTTAAAATTTACTAGGAGTTAGACATGTCACCCAATGCAAAAGCAATGCGTAAACCCACCGCCGCTGAGAAAGAAAAGATGGAGCAGTCACGCCAAAAGCTTCAGCGCGCACAGCGTGAAGAGCGTGACGTGCTTAGTCGGATTGCGCCTACCATGAGCAAAGCTGCTCGAGATGATGCAAAGCAGGCGAAAAAAGATATGGAGTCCGTGCCGAAAGAAGTACGCGACTATGAAGACATGGCCGCCTCTGAGGTGCAGTACCCAGAGGATGATAAGCCTGTAAAAATGAAAACGGGTGGAATGGTCACATCCCGCGGTCAGGGCAAAGTGATGAGAAAGCGCCCAACACGCATGTACTAAATTTTTAAGCCTTCAGATGGTGGCTCGTTACTGTCTGCCTTACATGGAATAGACCATGCTTGAATTTGCAGAGGCAATCCTGAAAGAAATCAGGAAATTGCAGCAGGACTCAGAGGCGATTGTGCTCAACGGCACGATTGCGGATATGGAGCGTTATCGTTTCATGATGGGTCGCTTAGAAGGATTAAAAATGGTGGAGATGTCCGTTAAAGAGCTTGTTAAACGGAGTCGCCAAAATGATTTTTAACCCTGATGGAGCACTCTATGGAACCTGAAAAAAACCTCACCGCGCTTGAGCGCAAATGGCAAGAAGAAGCCGAGGCCCGTGGGCCGAGTCTCGATGACGCTTATTCGGAAGACGGGGCATTTGATGCCTCTAA